AGTTTCATACGCTGCATCTCGTCGTAAGAAATTCCTAGCCATTGCGTGACCGTGATCGCCTAGGCAACCATTGTAGCAACCATTGTAGCAAGACATATAGACAAGTCATTTACTTTGTATCTCCCTTTACAGGGAGATAAGACAAAGTAAATAATGGCCAAGCCATTATAGCCTTTACGCCTGTAGGGGCGTAGGCTAAATGTCTGGCCAATGAGCCAACCCTTCCGCCCCTTCCGCCGGCGAGCCAACGCGCCGATCACCCGCCGTCCCGAGTCGCCTTGGGCGAGGGCGTGGCGTCTGTCGCCGGAGCGGATGAGGGACCACGTCGAGATGCTCAACGCCGCCCGGACGGCCAAGAGCGAGGAAGCCGCCCAGCTCGTCCAGGCGGTGTTGAACTTGGTGCCGGCCGACCGAGGCTACCGCGCCCATGAGCTGCGCGATCTGTTCGCCGCCGAGTGGGGACGGTGCTACGGCGAGACCCTGACGAAGAAGGAAGCCTGGAACAAGGTCCGCAAGGCCATGCGTCACGGGATGCTCGGCCGGGATGACAAAGGTTTGATTTATCCACGGCACGGCTAGGCGGGTTGACTTGTTCACACCGCAGGCACATTGATGGCTGTGTGGTACGCAATAACGATCGAATCCCGTCGCAGGAAGAACTGCGAGAAGCCTTCCAGCAACTGGTCGCCGACTCGGTCGAACTGCGTCGCATCGCCGGCCTGAACATCCTTCGGGCGTCGAACATCGCCGACCAGAACGGCGACAAGCAGGTCGTGCAACTGCTCATCTCCGAGGCCAGCGTGATGCTCTCGGTCGCCACGCAGATCGAATGGCTGTTCGTGCAACCAGAGGACACCGATGACAATCTATGACGAATACCAAAGGTTCTGGAAGCGGCTCTCGAAAGCGGAGCGCGAAGCCCTCACGTCGACAGGCTTCGACCCTCGTCGCCCTGACGATTCCGGGGTTCCCTATGCTCATCGTTACTTCGGAGGCGAGCCTGTCCAAGACGAAGACGGCTCCGGGCCGAAGCAAGAAGGGTACGACATTAATCGGCTGGCAGCGGTTAGATGGGAACAGCGAGAAAGGACTTGGTCGGAGATGAGCGAAAAGTTCTTCAGTCAGGACGACGTGCTGGATATCCTCCGCAAGGTGATCGCCGTCATCGACCTTTCGCCGAGTGCGGAAGTCAGGCTGCACGGGACGTGCATCAAGCTCGCCCTCGGGATGCCTGGCCTGCCGACCATGACGGCTCTGGCCAATCAGCACAAACTCACCCGCGCTGCAATCTCCGCCCGAGTGAAGACCATCCAGCGTAACTTGAAGTTGCCTCCGTCGCTGTACATGAAGTCCGACTCCGCCTGTGCCAAGCTCTCCGTCGCCCGGAGGAAGAAACTGCGATGAGCGATAAGGTTCGACCAATCGACCTCGCCGGCCGCTTCGGCGTCACCAAACAGGCCATCAACAAGTTTATCACGCAGGGGATGCCCATCGACTCCATCGAGTCCGCCGAGGCGTGGTACATGGCACGGGGTGCCGGCCGCATGGGTTCCGCCGTGCGTCCCGACAAGGACTTCAACGAGACCGTCGAACGTCAGCGCGAACTCAAGGCTCTGGCCTATCAGCAGTACCTCGACGACCTTGCGTCGAACTCGCCCGACGCCAGCAAGTCCTACGCCACCTACGACAAGTTGGTGAAGACGCTCGTCACGCTGGAGAAGGAACTCCAGGCACGGCAGATCGCCAGCCGGGAGTACATCCGCACCCAGACCGCCATCGAAAGGTTCGGCCGAGTGTTCGCGCAAGTCCGTGAAGAGGTCACGCAGCTCGGTACGAAACTGGCGTCGAGAGTAAACCCCGACAACCCGGGACGGGCGATGAAGGCCATCGACGACGAGGTGAAGAAGATGCTTGAGCGTCTGTCGTCCGCCGCCGGCTACGCCGAACAGGCTGTGGTCAAGGAGACGGACACCGAAGACCCCATCGAGGTTGACTCTGGCGATGAGGAAGGCGTAGATGAAGTTGAATCGACATGAGCTTCTTTGAACCGCCACCTCCCACGAAGTATAACGTCCTTAACCTTGGTGCAGGAGTACAGTCTTCGGCCTTGGCCCTGATGGCCGCTAAAGGCGAGATCGGACCGATGCCTGACTTTGCCGTGTTCGCCGATACCCAGGCGGAACCTGCTGGCGTCTACAAGTGGCTAGACTGGCTGGAGACCCAACTTCCGTTCCCGGTGATCCGTGTGACGAAGGGTAGCCTGACGGAAGAAACATTGAAGGTGCGCGTGAAGGAAAAGTCCAAGTACGGAAACGGCATCACTTATCTACGAACCAACATCCCCGTCTACGGGCTGATGCCCAACGGAGAAGTCAGGAACGCAGTCGGACGCTCTTGCACCGCAGACTTCAAGGTCGCGCCGATCTTGAAAGAGATCCGCAAGCGTTGCGGCATCAAGCACGGCCAGAAAGAGATCACGGTCACGCAATGGCTAGGAATTTCTTACGACGAGATGCAGCGTATGAAACTTCCGTCGAACGCTTGGACGCAACACCGATGGCCATTGATTGAAAAGCGAATGACTCGATCCCATTGCAAGGACTGGATGGAGAAGAACGGATACCCAGAGCCGCCAAGGTCGGCTTGCTACTACTGCCCGTTCCATGACGATGAGGAATGGCGTCGACTGAAGACCGAAGACCCCGAGCATTTCCAGAAGGCCGTCGAGTTTGATAGTACTTTCAGACGACTTCAAAATGAGAACCCGGGAGGACTTCGGATCGAAGTATTTCTCCATGGTTCCTGCAAGCCTCTGGACGAGGTAGACTTTACTGACAAAGACCAACATCAACTCGGCTTTGATTTCAGCTCCGAGTGCGAGGGGATGTGCGGACTATGAGCAAAGAATTCATACTACTGGCGGCAAAACTCGCCCAAGCCGTCGTCGAAGAAAGACGCATGGCACGGATGATGTGCGAATGCCCTCCAGACGACATAGACAAAGCTCTGGATGAGTTTGTTGAACTTTATTCAGAGATCCGTAAACAAAACAGCAAGGAACTGCCAGAGATCAAGTGATCATCGACCCGCACACAGTCGATACTTTCGAGGCTCACATCCGTGCGATGATGACGCCCGACCCCGAAGGCGATATCGTGCAATGGCTGGAAGCGAACGTGCGCGAAGTCCCAGGCTCGCCGCAGCCGGGGCCGTTCCGAGTCGAGTCTACGCCGTTCCTCGCACCCATCCTCCGGGCGTTGACCGACCCCGAGATCACCACCGTCGTCGTCATGGGCGCGGTGCAGATGGGCAAGTCCTCCCTGCTGGAACTGTGGTCAACCTTCATCCCCGCACGGTCGCCTGGGCCGACGTTGCTCTTGCAGGACGTCGACGACAACGCGCAGGACTGGCAGAAGGACCGACTGCGTCCGATGTGGGATGCCACGCCGGCCACGCTGTCCAAACTGACCGACGCCGAACGCAACCAATGGAAGAAGACCCGTTTCGAGCGCAACACCGTCTGGGTGCTGGGTGCGAACAACAAGAAGAACCTCCAGCGTCGCTCAATCCGCTTCCTCGGAGGTGACGAAGTCTGGCTCTGGCCGAAGGGTCACCTGAACGAAGCACTCGCCCGTCGCACGGCGTTCATCTGGCAGGGCAAGTCGCTGCTCGTCTCGCAGGGCGGCGTCGAGGGCGACGATATCACCGACCTGTGGAACCAGTCCGACCGCCGGGAGTGGACGTTCAAGTGTACGCAATGCGGTACGCGCCAAGCGTGGGAGTGGGAGCAGTTGATCTACCCCGAGGACGCCAAGGAGCCGAACGGCTGGAACTTGGACAAGGTCAAGGCCGGTTGCACCTACGAGTGCAAGTCCTGCAAGCACCGCTACCGTGACTCGTTTGAAGTCCGCGCCGAGCTGAACCTGACCGGCGAGTACATCCCGATGAACCAGAACGCTCCCAAGGGCGTCGTCGGCTTCCATTGGAACTCGCTCTGTGCCCAATGGGGCTTGGACTGGGGCAAACTGGCGGAGATGGCCATCCGTGCGAAGCAGGCTTTCGAGGAACACGGTGACGAGGTCAGCCGCCGGGAGTTCAAGCAGAAGCGTCTCGCCCTCAGTTGGGCGGACGACCCGGACGACGGCGGCGGCGAAGTCATGCCGCAGGGCTACAAGATGCTCGATGAGTGGGACCAAGAGGGCTACATGGTCGACGGCAAGCTCGCCGATCCGCCCTTCAGGGACGAGTACAAGAAGGCCAAGCAGTTCGCCAAACTTCGCTTCATGGCGGTCGACGTGCAGCGTAAGGGATACTACTGGATCGTCCGGGCATGGGCGGTCGACGGCAAGTCACGCATGGTTCAATGGGGCTACGCCGACACGGAAGAACAAGTGCGCGAAGCCCAGAAGAAACTGGAGGTGCTGGACTCCTTCGTCTTCGTGGACTCGGGTGACGGCCCGAACACGGACACCGTCTACCGTATGTGCGCGAAGTTCGCCTGGAACGCCACCAAGGGGTCCGCCCAGAACGAGTTCCCTTGGCGTATCCAGACGCCCTACGGCATCAAGGTGGCCTACCGCCCCTACGCCCGTGCCAAGGTGATCCAAGTCGGCCAGACGTCCTGCAAGTTGTACCTGTTCTCCAATCTGGTCTTCAAGGACTCCATGACCCGCCTTCGCCGTGCCGGCCACCACACCTACCCCGAGGACGCCGGCGAGGAGTACCGCAAGCAGATGCAGTCCGAGCATCGTACCCGCCAAGCCAACGGCCAAGCCATCTGGCTGCCCATTGGTGACCGTGCGAACCACTTGTGGGACGCCGAGGTCATCGGGATGCTCCCAGCCCTCATGGCCAAGCTCATCGGCCGGGGCAAGAACCGCAACGGCAAGCCCGAGGACCGAAAGCCCGACGAGAAGGCCGAGGAAGAAACCGCTTGACGACCTTCGCCTGGGTGGCACAGTCCATGCAAGTCGTCCTGCCCTTCAGGAAAAACCACGGGTGGCTCTTGTGGATCGTTGCATGGGGGGGCAGGACGGCCCTTTTACACAGGGCTAAACGCAAATGGCGCGTCCCCAAGGTATCTTCCTTATTTTCGACATTTGCGATATCCTTGAGATCGTCGCCAAAGCGAAAGAACTCCTCAAGCAGGGGAAGACCATGATGGAGTACTCCGACTCCGGCACCAGCGTCGTCAAGGCGTTCCCCATGGACATCTCGACCGTCCTTGTGGAGGCCCGTTACGCCCTGATGGTCAAAGACCCCCAGACCTACGGTGCCGTCGACCGTGTCCGGGTGATCAATATGCTTAACAACTTCCGAGGACTCTGATGCGACCCAAAAAGCCGAATAAGCCTGCCATTCCGCAGGTGAAGAAACCCAAGACGCCGAAGGTGGCCGCTTCGCCGGCTCCGCAGAAGCAGGCGTCTGGTGGCGGCTCTGGTCCGGGCATCTTCTCCAATTTCGAGTCCGCCAAGTTCAGCAACAAGCGTTCTTGGATTTGGTCGTCTTGGCCGCAGGACTTCAAGAAGACCATGACGGTCTTCGACCGCATGGAGACCACGCGCAAGATGCGCTGGTTGGAACTCAATGCGGGTCTGATTCGTCAGGTGCTGTCGGACATGGCCTTGTACACGGTCGGCTCGGGTATCAAGCCCCAGGCACAGTCGGGCGACGAGATGTGGGACGACGCCGCCGAGGCGTACTTCAAGCAATGGGGTTCCCGCGCCTGCGATATCACCGGCCGCTTCTCGTTCTTTGAACTCCAGCACATCTGCTGCCGCCTGATGGACCGTGACGGCGAGTGCTTCATCATCAAGACCCGTGGCCCCGGCGGCGAACCCCGCCTTCAGGTCATCGAAAGCCACCGGGTCGGTAACTCGTCGAATAACGAAGTCCCGCCGGGGATGGTTGACGGGATACTTTTTGGGCCGTATGGTCAGCCGATTTCATATAATGTCATTCGGTCGGATGGGTCTTCCCGTCTCGTCCCGGCCAATGCGGTCCTCCACTTGTACGAACCCGAACTGGCTTCGGGTGCCCGTGCCTACAGCCCCCTCCAGCACTCGATCAACAACTTGGTCGATATGCTGGAAATCCTGTCCCTCGAAAAGCTCGCCGTGAAGACGGCGTCGGATATCACGCGCACGATCACCCGTGAGAACCCGAACTTCGACGGAACCCAGTCCGATTTCGAGGCGTTCGGTATGCGTCCGCAGGACTACGGCGACGGCATGACCGACCCGAGCGAGGCTTCGACGTTCCTCGGCGGCAAGGTGCTGGCTTTGGCCCCAGGCGAACGCCTGGAGTCCTTTGAGTCGAACCGCCCGAACAAGACCTTCGACGGCTTCATCGAACACCTTGAGCGTGACTCGCTGGCGGGTATGCTCCCGTACGAATTCAGCGCGAACCCGACGAAGGCCGGCGGCGCTGTCATGCGTTTCGTGGTGGCCAAGGCCGACCGCAAGTTCTCCCATCGCCAGCAGGTGATGGTTCAGCGTTTCCTCACACCCGTCTGGGGCTATGTCATCGGCTGCGCGATCAAGGACGGCCTGCTCCGCTCGACCGAAGCCTGGACGAACGTCACTTGGACGACCCCCCGCAAGGTCACCGTCGACGCCGGCCGTGACGCCCAGCAGAACCGTCAGGATATCGAGTCTGGCCTCAAGACGCTCACCGAGAACTATCTGGAAGAAGGCCAAGACCCGAAGGAACAGATGCGAGCCAACGCCGCCGAGAAGCGGTACCTGCTCGACCTGTCCAAGGAGTTCGACGTGCCGCTGTCCATGCTCTACAAGCCCCAGAACGTCGCCCCTGCGGATATCAACGCCTCGGTCGGCGAAGAGCAGAAAAAGACGTTCATGGACGACGGCGACAAGGTCGTGGTCGATGACGTCGACCCGGACGACGAAGAAACTTCCAAAGAATAACCAATGTATTCCCTTTCCAACGCTTTCAAGACCTACGCGCCGATCCTCATCGAGCCGGCGAAGGCCAAGGCTTACCTCGACAAGGTGGCCGAATTCTCCCCGACCGACCTGAAGGCGAACGGAGATATCGAGGAGATGATGACCATGCTCTTCGGCCCCCGCCCGATGCTGGTCAAGTCTGGCGACTTGGCGATCATCCCGGTGCGCGGGGTAATCGGTGCCGGCCTGACCGAGCTGGAAAAGATGATGGGTGCCACGGACGTCGAAGACGTCGAGGAGATGCTGGAAGAGGCCCATCGTGACCCCGAGGTCGAGGTGATCATCTTCGACTTCGACTCGCCTGGTGGCACCGTGACAGGCGTCCCCGAACTCGCCGCCCGTATCCGCGCCTGCGAGAAGCGTACCGTCGGCTGGACCTGCAAGCAGTCCTGCTCGGCTTCCATGTGGCTGATGAGCCAATGCGACGAGGTCTATGTCAGCCCGTCCTCCGTGGTCGGCTCCATCGGCGTCTACATCCCGATCTACGACATGAAGGCGGCTTACGCCGAGGAAGGCATCAGCGTCGACCTCATCAAGGCCGGCTGGGCGAAGGGGGCTGGCTTTGCCGGCACGTCGATGACCCCCGAGCAGCGTAAACTTTTCCAAGACGACGTCGACGAGACCCACAAGTGGTTCATCGGTGACGTCAAGACCGTCCGCTCCTACGCCGACGAAGCCGATATGCAGGGTCAATGCTGGTCCGGCAAGAAAGCCGCCGAGAAGGGGCTAGTCTCCGGCCTCCTGAACACCTTTGACGACCTCCTGATGGCCATCTCCCCCGAGGAGTACGCCAAGTACGAACGTGCGGAGAAGCAGGTGCCGTCGACCGGCCCCGCCGGCTACGCCCAGGCGGCTGACGTCTCGCCCGAGCAGGGTGACGACGAAGACGGCGTCGCGCCGATCTCGGACGACAAGAAGAAGAAAAAGAAAAAGAAGAAGCCCGACGGTACGGACTCCGACGAGGACGAGGACGAAGCGGACATTCCCGATGAGGGATGCCCCCCCGTCGACACCGACTGCAAGCCCAAGGCTTGACACTTGGCTAAAACCAACATGACGCTCGAAGAACGCCTGAACTCGCTGAAAGAAGCCTTCACCGGCAAGACCGCCGAGGTCGAAGCCAAGGCCAGCGAAGTCGCCTCCCTGTCCGCCAAGGTCGAAGAACTGACCGCTGCGATGTCCGCCAAGGACGCTTCGCTCGCCGAGTTTGCCGCCAAGGTCGAAGACCTTTCTGCCAAGCTCGCCGCCGCCGATGAAATCCGCGCCAAGGCCGAAGCCCAGGCGAAGGAAATCGCCGCCTCGCAGGAAACCGCTGGCAAGAAGGCCGCTGCTATCGCCGCCTCCGTCGGCGTCACGCCCGTCGAAGTCACCCCGGCCGAAGCCACCGTCGCCTCCAAGAGCGATGAAGAGATCACCCAAGAATGGGTGGCCCTCAAGCAGAAGGACGGCAAGGCCGCTTCCGACTTCTACAGCAAGAACCGTGTGGCGATCCTTCGCTCCGCTGGCCTTCGCTAATCCCTTTTCACCCCCCACCCTAACACACCACTATGTCTAACAGCATTGGCGGCTTGACCCTCCAGCTCGTCGCTGAAGAGTCCCTCCGCACCCTCGTCCCCGAACTCGTTCCCCTGACGGAAATCGCCGTCACCGACTTCGGCAACTACGTCGCCGAGCGCGGCACCACGGTTCACACCCGTTACGCCGGCTCCTTCACGGCCACCACCTTCAACGCCGCCAACGGCTTCGTCCCCTCGGACGCTGTCTCGACCGACGTCCCGGTGACCATCGCCGACCTCAAGTATGTCGACGTCGCCTTCACCGACTACGAAGCGTCCACCCTTAGCCTGGAACGCCTCCGTCGCCTCTTCTTCGCCCCGATCGCCAACGCCGTCCAGAAGTCCCTGTTCGACGAAGTGCTGTCCAAGGTGACCGCCGCCAACTTCGCCAACGAAGCCTACTCCGGCGCGACCAGCGGCTTCACCCGCATCGCCGTGGCCAACGCCGCCAAGAACCTCACCAAGGCTAACCTGCCTCACATCGGCCGCAAGCTGCTCATCAGCCCGGACGCCATGGGCCAGCTCGTTCAAGACCCCTCCGTTGCCCAGACGTTCTCCTACGGCAACAGCGACGTCATCCAGAACAACTCGATCAGCAAGCAGCTCCACGGCTTCTCTGTCTCCGAGTACAACGGCTTCCCGACCTCCGGCACGGCCTTCACCGAAGGTCTCAACGGCGTGGCCTCCTGCAAGGAAGGTCTGGTCATCGTGACCCGTGTTCCTGCTACCCCGACCACCGGCGGTGGCGAACAGATGGTCGTTCAGGATCCGGACAGCAAGTTCTCCTTCGCTCTCCGCTACTGGTACAACTGGCAGGCCGGTAAGCACAATATGTCGGCTCTCTGGCTCGTCGGTTCGGCTGTCGGTAACCCGAACGCCCTCCAGCGCATCGCCTTCACTTCCTAATCGGAAGTAAGTTTCGGGGGAGTTTAAAATCCCCCAAAGCGACAATGCGAGACCCTCTCCCCACGCCATGGGGGGAGGGTTTCTTATTTTGACAATGGGCTAAACCCATGTCGGGAATCACGGACGAATGGGCGGCAGACGCCTCGGAAATCCTTTCCGAGATTCCCAAGGCCGTGACCGTGAAGAACGTCCCAGGCGGCACCCCAGTACCCCTGAACGCCCTGATGACGCAGCCGGCGATCATGCAGGACTTGGAGACGGGCGGCTTCCTGAACCAGACCTCCTTCGACATGAAGTTCCTCCGCGCCGACGCCGTGGCCAACCCCGGCCTCATCGCCTTCGGGAATGTCGTGGCCTATGGCGGACAGGAGTTCCGCATTATGACCGTGACGGACCGCACCCCTTCGGCCTGGGTGATCGTCAAGGTTCAGACCAAGGTACAGTAATGGCCCTCGTCGTAGAGGTCGCCAAGGGCGTGAAGGTGGACTACACCCAGTTCGCCCAGCATCTGGCTATCTACAAGATGGTCATGCGTAAGTCTTCCGAGGAGATTGTGAAGCAGCAGTCGCATCGTTTCGCAAAGGATATGTGCGACTTCACGCCGCCTTTTTCTGGTTCTGTTCCTGCCATTTCCAAAGGCGGAGAAGGTGGATACGGAAACAAGGCCAAGAAGAAAGGGCAGGACGCCGTAAGCCGTGACGTCCGTAAGATTTTCGCCCCGCTCGCCCAAGCTCCCGCCGCCGGCGTCGCAGGCTACGGAAACCTAGGTGTGTTCTCCGCATGGGTGAACGAGAAAATCAAACTCCCCCCTCCCCATTACCCTGACTTTGTTTTCAAGAATTTCGACCGTGGTCGCATCATGGGTCAGGGAGAGTTTGAATATTTCAAGCAAGTTGAATCCAAGAAAGGAACACCTAAGACCCGTTTCCTCATGGGTACGACCGAGGGTGCCATCAAAAAGGAACATGAAGATCGCCGTGGAAAAAAGTCTTACAAGGTCTACAAAACACCTAAGTCGGAAGTCATTTACGTTGATAATTGGAAGCCTGTTGATAGGTACATCAAGCGGGTCCAGCAGCGCGTCGGCAAACTGAAGTCAGGCTGGTACTACGCCGGATTAAAGTTGGGGAAGATGCCTACATCGGCCTGGATTATGAACCAAGGTAACTCGACTTCGGTTTATGTCCCAAAACTTGGCACGGCCGACCCAACAATCAAGCTCGGCTCCACCGTCGGCCGTAACTACTCCCAAGGCTACCACTTCATGCGGATGGCCATGAACCACCGTGCCTTCGCAATGCGAGTGGCCGTCCTGAAGCACCTCCAAGCACCGCGCAACCACGGCAAACTCATCGACGTCATCCGCCGGCTCCAAGGCGGATTCACCCTTACCAATACACCCTAATGCCCACTCCTCCCTTCTTCAGTTTCCGAACCACCATCGAGAACAGGGTGGCCCAGTACCTCGCCCCGCTGTTCCCAGGCGTCGCCGTACACAAGGGCGTCACCGACGAGATTCGGGTCATCCCGATCATCATCGTCCACGCCGAGTCCAGCAGCAACATCGACGACCTCGGCTCCCAGACCCTCGGCAACTACAAGGCCACGGTCAAAATCTTCGTCTACTCCTCGGCCGACGACGAGACCCTTGAGACGCACCGCGCCCGGGTCGTGGAGGTCATCGGAGCCATGCGCGACGTCGCCGCCCTCGCCGCCCTGTGGAACCCGTCTACGGACGGCCAGCTCTACGACCTGTGGATTGAGAACGACGAGGAAGGCATGAGCCAACGCCGGTACGGCAACGCCATCGAGTACACCTTCTGGGGAGTCATGCCCCCCGCTCCTTGACACTTGGCTAAACCCATACGACTATGGCAATCGATTACGGCGTAGCCCACTTTTACGGTCTCTATGGTACGGTCACCTATGCGACCCTCCAGTCCGACTCGCTCTCGCAGAGCTTCAAGATCGACGTCGAAGTCATGGACGAAGAAGGCCGTGTCATCACCGACCGCCTGGACGACCTCTATCAGGAAATCACCCTCGACGGCGTCCTGAAGACCGGCGAAACCCCGGAAATCGGAACCCAGTTCACCTACCTCGGAATCCAATGGATTCTGAAGTCCCTTGAGGACAAGGGTACGAACAAGGACTTCCGCAAGGTCACCGTCAAGGGCGTCAAGTACTCGCAGATCGCCTAATAGGGAGGCATCCCAAATGGATGCTCGCTACCTACAGGCCACGACCGTCCTGCCCCGCCAAGATAAGGTGTGCGGCAGGACGCTTCGTCCTTTCTGCCTTCGGCACAGGGTGGCCCTTGAGGCCATCAGCTCGCCCTTCCTAGACCCGGCGAACAAGCAGTTCGACCCCATCCAAGTCGTGATGGCGGCGCGTATCCTGTCGACCTACGACAAGCAGGAGATGGCCCGTCCCTTGTCATTGGTCGAGAAGTGCTTCGTCGCCTACATGGCGATCAACAAGAAGTACTACTCGCGCTGCGTCGGGACCATCCTAGGCTGCATCAAGGTGTCCCTTTCCTACCCCAAGTTCTGGCAGAAGGAAGACAAGAAGGACCAGAAGAAGTACGAGGAGATTCCGTTCGTGCTAGGCTGCGTATCCAACCTTTGCCGCAACGGAGTCAGCCTGGAGGAGGCTTGGACGATGCCGGAAGGCGAGGCCGTCTGGATGTCTGTCGCCAGCGCGATTTACAACGGCTCCAAGATTACCATCCTCTCGACCGAGGAGGAGAAAGATTTAGAGAATTTCGACGCCCGTATTGAAGCCTACAAAAAGGCGAACAACCTACCCTAAGACATGGCCGACCTATCAGTAACAATTGGACTAGACCAGAAGGAGCTGGAAAAGGGTCTCGCCGACGCCGGCAAGTCCATCGGCAACCTTGGTAAGGGCGGAGCCGGAGGAATGAAAAACCCGTTTCAGGCGGTCGCCAGTCAGTTCGGAACGGCACAGGGAATTGGGGGTTTTCTTGCTGGACCCATCGGAGGAATGCTAGGTGCGCTTGTCGACGCTTTTGGCGGTGCCATCGGGGCGATGATTGACAAGATCAAGGAACTGGCCGACTACGCCCAGACTCTTCGTCTTACTTCTCTCACGACTGGCCTTACCATTGATCAAGTCCGTCAGCTTGAGTCCATCGGCCAGGCTTTTGGTGTAAGCCTACAGACGATGACCAAGGCGACCGTAGAGTTCACGCGCCGTATGGGCGAGGCTCGCATCAAGGGCGGCGAAGTCACCAACATCCTCGCCAAGATGGGCGTTGGCATGGACGAGATTGCAGACGGCACGTTCAACGCTAACAAGGCGATGAAGGCGTTGGCCGACGCCTACGCCGCCGGCACGGACGAGGCCACGCTGCTTTACTACGGCACGAAGATGTTCGGCGACTCGTTCAAGGAACTCCTGCCAATCATCAAGGCAGGCTCCAAGGCCATCGATGACGCCGCATCTACTTACGTCGAAGGCGAGGCCAAGACTACTGCCGCAGCCGGACGCCTGAAGAACGACCTAGACAACATTGGACGTTCAATCACGAATTTCCTACTTAATCTTCTTGGAGCTGCCGTATTGCTTGGTGAAGGTCTTCAAGAGGCTTATAATAGGATGAAGCCTATTAACATTCTTCGGGCGTTGAATCCTTTCGAGTCTTTAGAGGACAAGGTGAAGCGCGAGATTGAAATGGCTCCGAAGCATATGACGGACGATGAAATCAGGGAGTTCGTCCTTTCTCGCAATCCACACCTAGACCCCGAATCCCTTAAAAAGGAAATCGATAAAGCCCTCAAGGGCAACGGCAAGATTCTCTCCCCCTTCGGTATGTCCGAAGCCGGCGCGGCTTCCCAGATGCAGCAGATGGGCGGCGGCGATATCTTCGGAGCTGTGGCCTTCTCCCCCCTTGAACGGATCGCCACGGCGACCGAAGCGACCGCCGAACATACCAAGCCTGGAGCCACGCCAGCCCCGCGCACCCCTGACGAACTTTCACGATAATGGGATCACTAACTACCATCAATTACGGCGACAGCCTAATCCCCCCCATTCCCCAGCCGGGATGGCAGGTCGAGGCCGACGGCTTCGGCCTTCTCCAGGCTCAGATCAAGTTCAAGTGGACAAATAGTGAGATGAATAATTTCACGACCGTCTTCGCCAAAGGAACCACGCTCGGAAGCCTTGTTTCCAGCGCACCTAGCAATTTCCAGAACATGAAAATCTGGAAGGCGAACATGGTCTATGAAAAAGCCAACGTCCTGACGGTCACCGCCGACTTCTGCGGCATCGACCCCAACGTCAACAGCGGCACGAAGACGATCTCGCAGGTGGTCATGTCCGGGTCGACGGCTTCGGAGCCTATCGAACACCACCCAAACTTCCTCGTCGTCAACAGCCCGACTGGGGCACCTCCTTTGAGTTCGGTCTTGGCAGGATTTCCAAGCGGGACTGGATGGGTGGAGGATGTTACTCAAAACCCGAACCGTGTCCTCTGGCGTCCGGCTGTTTCCGCTGGCGGTGCAGTACAGGCGTTCCAGTTCGTCGGCTTCCTTCCGAATCAGAAGGCAAGCGAGTACCCGAACCACATCAACATCAAGGCCGGCATCAAGAACTACTACAAGCCGTCCAACACCCTGCGCTGCCTTTTCTATGTCAGCGACGAGGCTACTGCTATCGCTTACGCTTCCTACGTCGGCTGGAACACCAACGGAACCCTTTACGGGCTTCCCGAAAATTACAAAGGACTGGCTACTGGTGCTTACGGCGGTTCGTTCATCTATACTCCCGAGTATCTTTCCAGAATCGACCGTGGCTTCTTGGTCACCAGTTGCTCGGTCGAGCAATTCGGCGGCATCTGGAAGGTCACGGCCGACCTGATGCTCTCGGGCATCTCCGGCTGGGACAAGGATATCTATCCACGAATCGCAGGCTTCTGATGCGTTCCATCTCTGGATTCAACAGCGGATCACTCGACGGCTCTTTCGCCGCCGGCCAGCCCGTCTCGGCCTCCGCGCTGAACAGGTTGGCAGGCTCGGCCGACAAGTCTCGTCCGATGATGTCGAACGATATCCAGTTCATGTCAGGAATGGGAGGGGTCGCCATGGGCACCCCGCAGGAACTTGTCGAAACGGAAGGCACCGATTCAGGGTCGACCATCTACCAGCAGTACCAGTTGGAAGTCGCCAGCATCGAGATCAGCCCAGGCGTCTTCGCCCAGAAACTCAAGCTCGCCAAGGGGACTGTCAACTTCACCCAGAGCAATATGCCCCGGGTACGCCTGGGCGGTCACAGCGACCAGCGTCAGGCTTGGCTGTTCAAGACCGCCGTCCTCGGCACCGGCGTCTCGGCGACGCAGGGGTCGGACTCTTCGTCCATCTGGATGGAAACCAACGGGTATTACAATATCAGCAGCGCGGGGACTTACTACGTCACGATCAGCAAGTTCGATATCAACCAGTCCAACGACGACACGGAGTCCGAGCTGCTCAACGCCGAGACGCCTTGGATTTCCATCTTCCCCGCAGGCGACGCCATCGAGACGGCGATCTTCTCGGAGACCGGCCCTTCGGAGTACGTCAACAAGACGAACATCCATAAGATGACTGGCTACGACGCCACGTCGACCGGCCTGTCTGGGGACTGGGGCAACTGCCACACGACTTGGTTTAACCCCGTCAAGTGGGGCTACTCGGTCAAACTCATCGGCATCGTCACGGCCACGGCGGTCGGCGAGGCTTTGACCCTGACCATCGACCAGCATATCCTTGGCCCTATCGACCTTCAGATTCCGTGCCTCTTCATCGGCACGACCCTTTGCAATCAGGACGACCTGAACGAGGTCAACGACCCGTACAACCTGAACAAGAACTCCACGCCTGACGCCTGGTCTTACATCGTCAACGCCGACACGCTTACTGCTTTGAACGAGATCACCCCCGTGACGACCGCCTGGTTCCAAGAGTTCATCGGGCCGGCGGATTGGACTTCGACCAACTACATCGGCCTTACCGCCGGAAGTTGCGCGGCTCAGGACGACGACGCCTGCCTCTTCCCGTTCCAGTTCCATCCGTTCATCGTGCCAAGCGAAGCCGGCGACCTTTACCGCGCCAACGTCTGCGGAGGTATGGTCAACAATCTCATTCCTTACGACGAACCGGCGTCGGGAACCAAACTTCCGGCAACCTTGGACTTCCTCGTCAGCGGAGATTACAACGTATACCTTCGCATGGGCGTCGAAGACTACGCTACGCCCAATCCGATCTTCCCTGTCACGGACGATACCAACGCCTACTACCCGACGCTCATTCGGTATCTCACGACCGACCCGCAGCCCGTCGACTCGGACGAGTGGTGCTACATCCTGCTCGCCGTCGTCCGCAACGTCGGCACACCGTCGACCTACACCGTCGACCAGATGGTCAGCGGATCGCTGTGGGTTGACCGCATCAAGACCGGCAGCATGACCGCCCGTTACTACTGGGCCAGAGTCTGATGGGTGAGATCATGGGAGACAACGAGACGTTCTGCACATGGGGAGCCATGCGTAGTCCGTTCTACAATGCCAAGTGGTCGGACAACTCAGCTCCCCCGAACTTCTTCAACGGAAAGACCATCCATAGCCGCACCTACGTCAACGACGCCGACGGCGTGGATTACCCCCCGACCTTCTTTCTCGATAATTCAAAAAGCCTATTCAGGACAGCCCCGGTCGGTTTCAATGTGGTCGGATGTGGCCTAGGGTGGCCGCAGACAGGAAGTATGCCGTCTTTCTGGGATGGATATATGGTCTGGTCTGGTCTGGACAATCAGGACTTCGAGCAGTTCCTCGGCACGTTGCTGCAAAGCCCCACGGATCAGGTCTACCTCACCGCCGACGCCAACACGGCGGCAGGCCAGTATGTGGAGTACACCCCTCCTCTGACCATCGACCTTTACCCAGGCTTCAGCACGATTGACGGTATGACCGCTGTCACTTGACCCCCCCTAGGGGGCTGTTGACATAAGGCTAAACCCAAACGGCGAACCATGTCCTGTACCCAGCATCAGTTCAAACGGGGGGTCACCTTCAACGGTGCCGGTACCTATACCCCCGAGGACGGGTGGCCTGCCTCCCTCACCGGGGTGACCATCGTCACCGCGCTGCGCGACGCCCGGAACCAGCTCCACTACTTCGACGTGGCGATCACCAGCCCGACGACCTTCACCGTGTCTTCCAACCAGACCCAAGAATGGCACCCAGGCACGGCCTACTGGGATATCCAGTTCTTCCAGAACACGACCGAGGTCTTCTATTCGGCCACCGTCCGCATTGAAATCCTGCCGAACGTCACCCCTAACAAAGTTTCCAACTCCTGATGGCCTTTACGATCAGCATCAACGACCAAGCCGCCTTTGAAGTCCTGTTCGCCGGCCCCGCCGGCCCGACTGGACCCCAAGGTCCGCAGGGAATTCAGGGCGTCCCAGGGCAGGGCGTCCCCGTGGGCGGCACGACTGGTCAGGTGCTGGCGAAGGTAGACGGGGTCGATTACAACACCGAGTGGATTACCCCGCAGGACGAATACGCTGTCTGGGGTGGCATTACTGGAACCCTCTCGGCCCAGCTCGACCTCCAGGCGGCTCTGGACGGCAAGTACTCGACGACCAACCCCGACGGCTTCATCACGGCGTCCGCGCTGACCCCGTACCTGACGAAGGCCGGCAACCTGACTGGCCTTACCGACCTTGCCTTGGCGCGGGATAACCTTCAGCTCGGCACCCTCTACTCCCCGACCTTTGCCGGCCTTACCATTCAGGGTGCTGGTGCTAATGTCGCCCAACTCACGTCGACCGCCCTGTCGCTCAACCATACGGGCTACGGACAGTTCACGATTCAGCCCTCCTCGGGAATCACGTTCCCCGACGCTACCGTCCAGACGACCGCCTACACCGGGACGGCTTCTGTTTCTTGGGGCGACATCCTAGGTACTCTCTCCAGCCAGACCGATCTCCAATCCGCGCTTGACGACAAGTACGACGCCAGCAACCCGGCTGGGTTCATCGACTCGTCCGCCCTGACTGGCTACGCTACGGAGTCTTGGGTTCAGTCCCAAGGATACATCGCAAGCCTCCAAAACCTAACCACCGATATCAGTTGGGACATTAGTAGCCAAGCGGGACGGCTCTTGATTGACGGTTACGGCGGTCCTGATGCCTCTGCTCGTCTTAACTTCGGAGTAACATCTCCGACCGTTCATGCATACGGAGATTTCTGGTACGATGGTCAGAATTTCCTTTATGAGTCCGGATCGTATGGAACGGAAACCATCGCAAGCCAAGCCTGGGTAAATGCTGGCGTAACCTTTTCTGGAAAGACCAACTTCACTTCCGTCGACGGCGCGGCCGGACTCAACATCGGCATCGGTGGCAGTTCCGCCAACGCAACCGTCAATGGCGACATTTGGATTCCGACCGCTGGAACGAATCTCAATTTCCGAGACGGCAACGGCATCGCTAGGGTCTGTGCTTCTACTACTTCGGGCAACACCTTCAACCAGCCCCAGAACATCGATACGAGCAACATCCTCCCGGCCTTGCGCGTTACGCAGCGCGGAACCGGCAACGCCCTGCTGGTTGAGGATCAGACCACCCCTGACACTTCTGCTCTCGTCGTAGACGCAGCCGGCAACGTCGGCGTCGGCGTCGCAACTGGTTACACTTCCACTTCCAAATTTGAAGTCGTCGGAAACGTCAAGGGTACGACCCTCTCGACTGCTTCCGGCCCGGTGTTCTCGTTCAACAGCGTCACCAGCCATACTGGAGGCTCTGACACCAATGACCTAATCGTCACCATCGGTGGCGTAAACTACCGCATCGGCCTTCGCCCCGCTTAATCAATGATCACCGCTATCCTATCCTTTCTCGCTGGCGTGGTCGTCGGCATCCTCGTCTTCCGTAAGAACCGCGCCAAGCTCGACGGCGTCGAAGCCAAGGGCAAGGAACTCCTGATCGCTCTCAAGGGAGACAAGTGAACCGTGCGGCTTCTCTTGGTCATTGCTCTGGCCTTGACGGGCTGCTCGACCAAGAAGGACGCTCTCCCCGTCCAGCCCGAGGCACCCGTCGACGGCGGTGCCATGAAGCAGGTCAGCGAAGCCGTCGATAAGCGAGCTGGCAAAGTCGCCGCCGCCGTCACCGTCGTCCGTGAGAACGCCGACAAGCCGGAAGTCGTCCGCGCCGAAGCAGGCGTAGCCCTCTCACACCTGCCAAAGCCCGACGAAGGCGATCTCGCCATCGCTAAGGCCAGAGCCGCCAAGGCTGACCAGAAGGACTACGCTGCTGCCGAAGCGGCCGGGAAGAAGACCATGTCCGCCCTTAACGACGCCCTAGCGAAGTCCTTGGCCGACCAGGCGGAAGCCAAGCGGGTCTCCGATCTCAAGGACTCCCGAATCAAGGAACTCGTCGACGAGATTGAACGGGTCAAGAAAGACCACGCCGAGCAGACATGGACATGGGTCGGTGCGGGACTCGCCGTGATCGGTGCGGTGACGACCGCCTTCATGGGGCCGAAGGTCGGAATACCCCTGCTCCTCTGCGGAGCCTTCTGCGGAGCCGTGCCATTCATCATCGACAGTCCGTATTTCGAGTACATCGCTGGCGGTACCCTCCTCGTCGTCTCCGGCCTCGGCCTCTGGTGGCTGGCCGACAAGGTGCGCGACTCGGTCAACAAGCCCAACGACCCCGATGACCAAGAGACGCCAAAAGAGTAAGGTGGTCTACGTTAAACTTGGCCGGCAGCGAGCCTGGGGCCAAGCGACCATCGGCGAAGGGCTGATCGAGATTGACCCCCGCCTAGGTGCCAAGCGTCAGTTGGAAGTCCTTTGCCATGAGCAGGTCCACCTGACCTTCCCTGAAATGTCCGAAGCCCAAGTCGACCGCGCAGGCAAAGACCTTGCCGCCGTCCTCTGGGCACAAGACTACCGCCGGGTACTCCTTACCCCTAACGCCAAGCCCCCCCGCATTTCGTGAGTGCCGCCCTCCCCCCTACCCCCGACGACATTCCCGTCCAGATTCGTGACGTGGGCATCGGCATCGCCATAGGCTCGGTCTCATGGCTGGTCCGCTACTTCTGCTCGACCGAGAAGCAGTCCCTAGGGTACATCGCCCGTCGCACCGCCACGGCCGGTCTGACCGCCCTCTTGACGGGGATGGCCATTCAGGGATACTTCTCCTCGGAGTCCCTAGCCTACGCCGCCGCCGGCATGGCGGGGTACGCAAGCCCCGAACTGGTCGACTACGCCCTTTCTAGGCTCCGCAAGGGTAAGTAGTCGTCCCAGACCCTGAAAGCCCCGCCACGGGTCACGCAGGGGGCTTTACAGGGGGCTAGGGTTATAACGGCTCTCCCCTCTACCGAAAGGCACGGGGGAGTCTTCTTTTACGCCTCGTACTTCGTCCCCTGATAGTACAGGGCCGCGCCGACCTTCCGAGGCTCCATGATGCCGTTGGTCACCATGGCCTTGATGAGGGACTCCGCCTGGTCTCGGTTCAACTTGTGGTCGGAGATCAGTTCCTCAATCAAAGCCCCCCGGCTGACCTTGGGCTTGGACTCAAAGTGCCGGAATTGCTGACCGACCTTGAGCAGCTCGAAACCGCCGGCCAAGGGGGCGACCTCCCAGAACACCCGATCATCGGCGTGTTTCAGTTTCAGGGTCAGCGTCGGCTTGCCGTCCGGGGTACGCATCCCCGCTTCCTTGCCACGCTTCGACAGCATGAAGGAGAACACCGGCTGGTCCTTGGACTCCCGGCGGATGTTCAGCACGGCGCGGACATAGTTCACAAGTTCCGCTCCCCCCGTACCGCTATACATGATATCCGAGAAGGTCTGGCCGTCCGTGACCTCCTTGGCCTTCGGCTTGCCTTCGTGGTGAATCAGGATGGCGATGCACCCCGTCTCCTTTAGCATCGGCTCCAGCAGCCCACGGCAGAAGTTCGTGACGTCGACGTTGTCATTGATGTTCCCGCCGATGTACGCCATCAACGGGTCCAGCACGATGACGTCGAGTTTATGCCGGACGATGATCTTACGGGCGAGCTGGATGATATCGTTCCCGCGCTTGGACGATTCGTTGAAGAAGTGCAGGTTCTGCCTGACCATGGCCTTCTCGTCGTTGTTCAGCCTCATGCCCGACATGACGCCTTGGAAGGACTGGGCCATGTCGCCGACGTCGCCCTCCGCCTGGAGGACGCCCATCTTCAGCGGGTGCTTCGCCGGGATGCCGAACAACTCCCGTCCGCAAGCCCACGACATGGCCATCTGCATGGCGAAGGAAGACTTGCCGATGCCGGACTGCGCGGTGATGAGCAGCGAGCCGCCCTTCTGCAACCAGCGCCCGTGGCCGATCACCGTGTTAGGGTCGTTCAGGACGTCGTAGTTCTCAAGGACGTCGGTCGTGACCTCTTCGGGGAAGTCCTGACCTTCCCGCCATACCATGAACTCGTCCCAGTCGGAAGCCCCTACCTTAAAGGCGACAATCTTTTGCTCGTTCTCTCCGCGCATGACTCCCCCCAACCGGCTCCAGCGGGAAGGGTTCTTGTTCTGGGGGTCAGGCTCATGGTCGGCCAGATAGTCATACACCGTATTACGGCGTTCTTCCCATTGCTCCTTTGTCTCGGCGTCGACCCGAACCCAGGCGTGAACGGACTTGCCGCCCGAGTCGACCAGCAGGCTGATGGGCAGGTTCGATTGCTGGAAGATGGCCACCTGCTCGTCCTTCGGCTTCTTGTCGAACTCGACCAGCACATGGCGGTAGGCTGACACCGCACCGTCCGTACCCGTGAAGTCGTCAGGGGTGAAGGGGTTGATACGAATCCAAGCCCCAGACTCCGAGGCGGCGAACTTGCCGGCACCGACGGCACCGGGGCCGAAGAACTTGGTGATCCACTCGGCGCGGGTCAGGAACAGACCCTTGGACGCCGGGAACCACTTGCCGTCTTCGGTCTGGCCGGCCTCGTTCGTGATGCAGATCACGTCCTCGTCCTTGAAGCAGTTCAGCAGCACGTCGGCCGTCGTGAAGGGGGTCTGGGCGTCGGCCAGCTCGGCTACCCGGGTAGGGTCAAAGACGAAGCGACCGTTCGCGCCGACCCGACGCTCCCTGCCGGCGACGAGCCAGCCCTTCTGACGTTCGTGTGGCTTGACGTAGGCGTCGTTCAATTTGTGACGCAGGTCTTTCTCGCTCCACGGGGGCGAGCAGCGGACGTTGAACTCCTGAAGCAAAGCCCAGGCGTCCGACCACGGCAGGTCGAACCCGTTGGCGAGGATGCTGGCTGCGCGGTAGGTGGCGGGGTGTCCGCCTTGGCCGGCGACGGCGGGTGGCAATTTGGCGAGATAGGCTCTCGCCCCGGAAATACGATCTTCGGTGGTCATGGTGGCTCTTGGACTGTTGGACTCTTATTTCCGCTTACGCAATCTTTTAAGGAAGCTCGGGACGTACTCTTTCCATTCGTATTTTTGGGCGTAACTGACCTTGAACGTCGGTGCGTTGTCGCAGGTCAGGCCGACGACGTTGAAGTTGATCCACTCCGCGCTGTCCTCTTCAGACTCGTTCATGTACCGCATATGCACCTGGATAAGGCGGTAGTAAGAATAAATCAGGAAGCCGTCCTTCGACGTCCCGATGATTGCGTCATCGAACCATTCGGCCGGCTCGATGCGGATTGCGTCAGCGTGATACTTTGCCATGGATGAAATTGATGCGTTCGCCGATCCAGCGCATGACAGGTACGGCCATGGAATTGCCGCAGGCGTGGTAGCGTGGGGAGTCGGAACACTCTTCCTCCGGCTTGCCCTTGTAAGGGATGCGAGACCAGTTGTCAGGAAAGCCCATCAGACGCTCGACCTCGACGACGCTCAAGCGACGTACGACCGACGGAGGGATGGCCACATGGGCGTTCTGATCTCCGCTGTCCGTTGAAACCGTCGGGAAGAATTCGTAGGAGGGATTGGCACCGCCCTGCCGGCGGAGGTTACCAGGCTGGAAGGCAATGGCGTGGGTCGAACGGATATCGCCGGTGAGATCAAACGTGTTCAGGCAATTGGCGAAGTCGGCCTTCACCCATGTCTCGTAGTCTTCCTTGCTTTGTGCGCGGCGTGACTTGCGGTACGGGATCATCCCTTGTTCGCCGCATTCGTCAGAGCGATCAGCAGGGGCTTCGGCAGCATCTTCCCCCTCCTCGTCGACCTTTCGAGGATTCCCTTGCAGCATTCCGCGCTCAAACAATACCGCAGCAGGTGGTCGCCAGTCTCCAAGATATCCGACAAGGAAGACTCTCTTACGACGCTGGGGAAGTCCGAAGCCGTTGCAGTCGAGCTGCCTCCATGCACAACTATACCCGAGGTCAGCCAGCGACCTTTGGAAGGCGGCAAAATCGAGTCCCCCGCCGCTGGATAGAACGCCCGGGACGTTTTCCCAGACAATCCAGCGCGGTCGAAGGCGTCCAGCCAGTCCTGCAAATGCAAGGGCGAGTTGACCACGGAGGTCATCCATTCCTCCTCGCTTGCCTCCGATTGAGAAAGACTGGCAGGGGGTTCCGCCGACCAGAAGGTCAACTGATCCGGGTTCGATGGGCCATTCGGCGTGTCGGGTGAGGTCTCCATAATTGGGTACGTTGGGGAATCGGTGTTTGAGGATGGCTGATGGGAAAGGTTCGATCTCGGAAAAGCCTACCGGCGTCCAGCCGAGCGGCTCCCAGGCGACGCTGGCGGCTTCCATGCCGGAACAGACGGAAAGGTATTTCATAGAATTCCCCATTGGTTGGCCATGGCGTCGGCGACGCCTTGGAATGTTTTCGACCTGTACTTCATGCGTTCAAGCGGCTTCATCCTCATGGACTCGACGTGCCAGATAGGATCCTTACGTCCGTCCTTGTAAGTATAGAATTGCGGCTCGACAATTTTTGTCGGGGTAAGTTCTGGCAAATTCTTCAACCAAAGTCCGGTCTTCTTGCTATGCGGATCACCGAACTGCCAAGGCTGAATATACTGCGTCGGCTTACGGTATACGCTGGAAAGAATGCCGACAGGATTTTCCAGGCAGATGCGCGGAATGTTGCATTCAAACATCGCCTTGAAAAAAGCGATGGCGTCTTCGCGCTGCTGATGACGGTCAGGAAACCTGTCCTTGAATTCAGGCTTGAACCACTTGTTGCCAGTAACAGTCAGGTAGGTGCATGGCGGATGACCGATCATTAGATCCCATCCGTTGCTGTTGCGAGCGTCGATGACGTCGAACACGCTTCCTTGGTAGTGCGGGCCTGGCACGTCCGTCGGAAGCAGGTCGCACGAAATAGCTTCATGGCCTGCCTTGATGAAGGCATCTCGCACCGTACCAGAATATTCGCAGGCAATTAGGATTTTCATAGGTGGCGGGTCTTTTATCCCCCCGTACCCCCTATGCGTCAACCGTAAAAGTACTTCATCTGGATACGCCGCCCGTCGAAGAAACGCAGACGCACCTTCTTCATCTTGCCGGCCTTATCCATCTCCATCAGCCAGACACGCGCCGTCGAAAGATGTACGCCCCACTCCTTGCCCCAATCTTCCATCGACTTGTAACCCTTCGGCACAGGGTCGGCATGACGGGACTTTATCGCCCAGAGTTTCTTCAGGACGTCGTTGGCCTTCATGTCAGATGGGCAGAATCCAGTCGTCCTGATCGTGGGGCTGCTCATGCACCCACGGTATGAGTTTCTCGTCGGTATAGTAGCCGAAGACCATGCCTTGCGACCAGGCGAATGTGGCCCTGCGCGTATTGGCGTAATCCATGGCCCCCCGGCGGGTCAGGGTGCCGACGCTGATGCCCGTCGGAGTATCGTCCCGTCGACCCGTCATGCGGCCGACCTTATGGGTATGGGCGAAGATCACGTTGCCGTACATCTCGGCCATGTCCCGGGGTGCGTTCTCCCCGTAGACGGTGCCGTGCGTGAACTTGTAGTTGGCCAACTGGAACGCCTGCCAGATGCCCGTGTACTCGACGAAGAGGGCTTTCCGTTTCCGGCAATGTTCGGTAATATCGTTGATGAGGCGAAGGGCGTAGCCGGAATAGACCTCGTCGTCCGAGGCCGCTTCCCGCCATAGCCTGACCTCATGGTTGCCGGCCAGCACGACGTTCGGGCGGAGCTGGTCGAGGAACTTAAGCCCCCCGCCGATATCCGGCTCGACGGCGTCGCCCTTGCCCCGCGCCGACGACATGAACGGGGTCATGTCCACGAAGTCCCCTAGGTGGACGGTCATGTGGGGCTTGAAGCGATCCTTGAACTTGAGGACGCCCTCGATGGCCTTCGGGTCGGCATACATCCCGTGGGAGCAGCCGACCGCCATGAACCTTTTCCAGCCCTTATTGATGTTCATTACTGTTAGGCAGGTGTTTAGGGGGTCGACCCGTGCCGGCGTAGATGAAGGACATCTTCATGCGGTTGGCGGCTTCTTGGATGGCGCGGAGGGAATAGCCGTATTCGTAGGCCGCTTCCTTCGTCGTAAGCCCCCGCCCGATGGCCTGGGGGATGATCGTCCGGGCCGGCGGCTTGCCGTACCTGTTGACCCGTTTCAAGTTGTTCATCGGTTCAGCAGGTTGACGCAGGAGTGCTGGCCGTTGTGCAGCTCCCAGAACTCGACGTTCGACCGTTTAAGCGTCGGCAGCACCGTGCGCTTCCACTTGGCCATGGCGTCGGCGAACTCGTCCCGGCTGTAGGCCACGAACTCGGGATGCTCGACCTTGCCGCCGTCTAGGATCACCAGCAGGGCGTGGCAGCGGCGGGGCATCTTATGGGTGTACTCGGTCAGGTTGATAGGGGGTTTTCTCATTTGCGGTGTTTGGATGGTTTAAGGTTAAGCCCGAGGTGTCGGGCGGCTTCGTAAAGACTGGCGCGGCGGTAGCCGTACTTGGCCTCGATATCGGCGTAGGTCAGGCCGGCGGCGTGTGCTTCGATGACCGCTTGCTTGATTTTGCCGTAGTTGTTGGGACGGTTGGTTGCCATTTGTTCCAAGGTTTGGCCATGAGTTCTGCCCAGCGATCACGGTCGGCTTTGTTGGCTTTCTCGGTTCGCTGGACTTCTTCCCAAGTCAGGCCGCGCTTGACGAAGACGGTGTTCTTCTTGGACGGGCCGAGCTGCCTGGGGTGCTTCATTCGGTCGGCTTGGCGTCGGGTATAGAAGCCCCGCGCATGATTGCGTCGTTCAGCCGCTCGACCTCGGCCTTGAGCCGGTTATTCTCCGCCTTGAGCAGACGGTTCTCGGCCATAGCCTTGACCATCTCCGCCCACTTCTCGGGTTCGACTGGAATGAATCGGCTCATTGCTTGACGATCCTTTCGTGGCACTTGAATCCTTCGCCTGGGATGTAGGCGCGGACGACATACTGCGTATGCTTCTCGTAGAACGTGACGGTCATCTCCGCCCCGTGCTTCTCATAGGTAATCTGGTTCACGCCTTCGGACGGCAACCAGCCGAGTTCGTTTGCAATCATGTTGTCAGCCCAAGCCTCAAAGCCTAGGCGGTTGACCTGATCCATGTCGATTTGTTCGCTCATCGGTAGATGTGGTAGATTTCGGACGCTACGGCACGGACGCCGGCGGGGTCAACCGCCAATCGGGTATGCAGTATCTGCATCGACGCCATCATGTCAGCCAAGCTGCCAGCCTCCTCTTCGTTCGCCGGCCCGAAGCCTGGACGCTGAATCTCGACCGTCACGATCTGCGCGTCGAGGTGCCGGGTCAGGAACAGGTACTCATTCAGGTACCGCCAGTCGGACACCAAGGCAATCGGCCTGACGTCGAGCGGGGCGTAGTCCATGAACAGGGCCACTTGGGCGTTCAGGTGCCGAGCGAAGATATCCTTGTCGACCCCCCGGAGGGTGCGTCCCAGTTCGACCAGCAGCCCCCGATGTTTGACCTTGAAGTCTTCCGCATGGAAGTCGACGACCCCCTGCTTGTAGACCCCCATGGCCCGGAGGACGTCGTTCGCCCGTTCCTTCAGCACGTCGGCGAACTTGAAGACCTCGCAACGGTTGCCGTTGCCGTTGAACTTTTCCATCATACAAGCGGCGAAGGTATCCTTCCCCGCGCGAGCGACGCCGGTGATCATAAAGACCAGCGGCTTGGTGTTTTTATTCTCCATAGTTATCGAAAATGCGGCCGTAAATCTTTTGCAGGGGTGACTTGGGCTTGGACGCCTTTTGCATCCGCCAATCGGAGCCGATGGCCTTCGACGCCGAATCCTTGGACAGACGCTCGGCACCGCGCACCCCGAACTGCTGGAGCTTGCGGACCTGCTTGACGGTGGCCAGATTAAGGGCTTCCCGTGCCTTCAGACGGGCGATCATCCATTCGGCTTGGTCAGAGGTCAGGCCACGGGCGTGGACGCCGTAGGAGGCCAGCGCGGTGGTCTGGTAGACGAACATGGGGGAGTCCGAGGTAGCAGCCGGGACGACGAACCCGAAGACGGCACAGGCGACGGACAGGTCGACCAGCCCCAGTTCCTTGGCCTCCTTGGTGGCCGACCGCTGCTCTTCGGCGGCAATCCGGCGAAGCATGGTTTCTTCGGCGTGGCGGTCGCAGGCGTCGGCGGCGTCGAGCGGGTCATGCGACCCTTCGATGACGGGAGCCTTGGCTTGGGGGTGGACGGTGAAGGCGTCGGCCGGCGTGAAGGAATTCTCCCCGCTGATCCACATGGGGTCGAGGATGAGGCAATCGGTCTTGCCCGGAGCCGTGCGGAGGCCACGGCCGATCATCTGGCACCAGAGGGCACGGGACTGGGTCGGGCGAAGGAGAATGACGCAATCGGTTTCCGGGGCGTCGAAGCCTTCGGTGAAGAGGTTGACGTTGCACAGGACGCGCAGCTCGCCCCGCTTGAACGCTTCGACGGTGCCGGCACGGAACTTGCCCGTGCTGCCGTCGGCGTGGCCGGCTTCTACGCCGCGCTGGCGGAGCAGGGCGACCAGGCGGACGGACGTGTCGACCTCCGGCAGGAAGGCAATGGCCTTCTTGCGGTCCCAGCGGTTCAGTTCGGTGACGATGCTGTCGGCCACGGCTTCAAGGGCGTCCTCGTAACCGCGCATACGGATCAGGCTCATCTCGACCGGCATCTTCTGGGCCATGGGGCGGACGAGGTGACCCTGCTCGATAAGGGTGCGGATGGCGATCTCGTAGGCCGGCACGAAGCCGACCGTCTCAAGTTTCTGGCGGTCAAGTCGGTCAGGCGTGGCGGTAACGGCGACCTTCGGGCCGGTGAACACGGCGTTGAACTTGGCCCACGAAGAGGCGACGGCATGGTGGGCTTCGTCAAAGACGACGAGAGCGGACGCCTTGTCTTCGGCGGAGATATGGTCGAAGTCGGCGGAGAAGACGGAGAGGGCTTCGCCGACCACGCCGGCGCGGATCATCGTCGCAGCCGCCTGGTCGATGAGTTCCTTGCGGTGGGCGACGAAGAAACACTTGCGGGTCGAGCCAGCCTGCCAGCGGGTCATAATCGCCGAAGCGATCACGGTCTTGCCGGCACCCGTCGGAGCGATGACGAGCGGGTTGACGTTCTTGGAAAGGTGGGCCAGCGCGGAGGTCACGGCGGCTTCTTGATAGTCTCGGAGTTTGAGTTCCATGTGCGGGTGGCGTCTCCTGTTATTGACAGTCCCGTGAGTAACACAAGCACAAAAAAGGAGGAACTTTCGTTCCCCCTTCGGTACCGTCTAGACCCCCCTTTAGAAGGGGCCGATCACCGGGCCGTTGGGCAGGCGGGTGAAGAAGGACGCCTGGTAGGCCACCCCCTCCGTCCCGTCCTTCTTGGTGTACTTACGCTCGGTCACGCGCACCTTCAGGTTGCGACCCCTAGCACGGGCGAGGATACGCTCAAGGAAGGACTCGTCGACCTCCAGCTCGCCGCCGGCGACGTACTCCTTGATCTCCTCATCGGTGGCCGTGGCAGCAAGGAACTGCTCCAGGCGTTCGTGACCGCCGTTCTTGTCCGGCTTGGCGAACAGGTCGCCGAAGACGGTCTCGCCCTCGTTCGTCACGAAGGTGATCCGGGCGTACAGGTCGGCGCGGGGCGGGAGGTAGTCCTGCTTCGACGCCTGCACGGTGGCGAGGTAGGTGCCGGCCTTGGAGACGTACTTACGGTCCTCGGCGGCGTTGGGATTGAACTTGAACGACATGATGTTGTTGCTGGGTTGGGTTATGGGTTGATGGGAAATTACTGCACCCACTTCGGGAGCGAGACGGTCTGCACTTCCTTCGGGTAGCCCGGGAACTGCTTGAACGTGTTGCAGGAGCGGAACAGGTCGATGGCGGAGTTCATCAGGGCGAGTCCCTTCTGTTTAGCCTCGGCGTCGAGGGCGTAGCAAGCCCATTCGTTCGGCGCGTCCTTCTCGACGGCGAGGATCACGAACTCATCGGCGTGGGCCAGCGTAGTGTACCACGCTGCCTGGAGGAAGTACTGGTAGTTGGCGATATCACGGATGAACGGGGTGCCGGCGTCCATGGTCGTCTTCACGTCGACGACGATGCGTCGGCCGTCCTTCGTAGTGATGATGGCGTCGAGCCTGCCCTTGATATCCGTGCCGTTAACACGGCCGACCATGGGGACTTCGGTGACCATGGATTCGCCGTCGTAGTCCTTCATCAGTTTATCGAGGCCGGCACGGGCGGCGATGGACACGGCGGTGACCAGCTCGCCTTCCTTGGCGGTGATCGCTTCCTGACCAGGCTGAAGGCTGGACTGGAACGAGGCCCAGATTTCCTTGCCCTCCTTCGTGCGCTTGTCGCACTCCGGGGCCACGACGATGGTGGCGTCGAAGACCTTCGGCTGGAGCGAAGCGAGGTGGATCAGGGTGCCGAGCCGCTGGGCCGGCGTCTGCTCGCTGCGGTCACGGTTCAGGTACTCCTGAAAGTGCCGAGGGGACCGAAGCAGTTCCTTCGCGCCGCTCTGCGAGAGGCCGGGATGGTTGTTATATTCGTCGTCGGGGATGAGGTTGCTCATGGGATTATTATTTGGATTTGAGGTCGATCATAACCATGACGAGGGTCGTCAGGGCGATGTTCAGGCAGATGAGGAGCTTGGTTTCGTCCATGTTAGTTCTTCATCAGGTTTTTGTATTCGGCGACGGCGGCGCGGTCGGCGACGCCCCGGAGGTAGAGCAGTTCCTTCATCAGTTCGACGTTCTGCTCCCGCAGGTCGTTCAGCTCCAGGCGAACCTCGAAACAGTTCTGGCTCATCTGGTGGACGATCTGGGTCAACGCCTTGACCTGCTCTTCCGGGGTGCGGTCGGGCAGGGGGCGGAATTCGTGGACGGTTTCTTCGTGGGGGTGGCTCATAGGGAAAAGTATTTTGCTTTGACGGCTTCCCAGAAGGGGCCGGGTTTCTTCGCCAGCGTCTCGGCAAGGTCTGGCGTGATGTCTGCCCAGTCCTGCTCGGGAGTCAAGTGGCCGGTTTCGCGCAGCACGGCGACGGCCGCAGGGCGGTACTCGATGTTGATCAGTTCGTCGAGCGTAGGGCCGGAGGCCGGCTTCGACGGGCGGGAGGGCGTGGCGTCGAGTTCTTCGACGGTGTAGGTGCCGAAGCAGCACTCCGGGGCGATGAGGCGGACGCCTTCGCTGATCGCACGGGCGGTCAGCATCCGACGGGGCCACTTCTTCCAGTTCTCCTTGAAGCAAGGCTGGAGGGTCTTCTTATCCGTGGTCATGGCGGTGCCGTTGCCGACATACTCCTTCATGTCGGCCACGATGGCGGCGGACGACGTCCCCTTGCGGAAGGTGGCCGTCACCCGTTCGTCGGTGCGTTCGCCCCATTCGACGGTGCCGCCGGCCTGATGGAACTTGGCCAGCAGGGCGTCCGAGCGGATGGCGAGCTGACCTTGGATGAAGTGATACGTCCTCGCCAGTTCCAGCGGGGACTTCTTTTCGACCATGCATTGCATGGCCAGAATCTCTCCCTGCTCCGGCTTATCCAGGCCGAAGATGCCGGACTTGAAGATGGACAGGCCAAGGGTCTTGATCGCCGACATGGGGTCGGAGATGCGGTCGTACACGCCGGCGGCGGCGAGTTCGTTGGAGGTGACGACGGGCGTCAGTTCGTTGGATTCCATGTTAGGAGGCGAGGTAGGCGAGATAAAGGAAAACTCCGCCGACGATCCAAGCAAAGAATGCGGCGGCGAGACCAATGGCCATGTCGTCGTCAGTCTTGCCCTTGTCCTTCCGGGCCTTGACGATGCCTAGGAAGGCCAGCGTAGCGACGCCAAGGATAGCGACGGCGGTAAGCAGCAGAAAAACAAAAAGCACGGTCTTCATGTCAGGCGGCGAGCTTGGCGGCTTCGATGAGGCGACGGCCGGACACGCGCCGCAGGACGCCGTCGATCTTCATGTTGTAGTACGGATGGTCATTGACCACCACGGGCTTCAGCCGACGGGCGACCGTGCCGTCCGAAAGGACGACGTAGGATGAATCGCCGACGGATGCGAGCGTCCGGGCGGCGGGGACTTTGATGAGTTTCTTGATCATGGGAGGAATTAGGAAATGATGGCCTTCCAGTTGACGAGCGAGTCCATGAAGGCTTCGACGTCCATCTCTACCTTCAGCTCGCCTTTCGGCACCAGGCTGAAGCGGTGTTTGCCAGCGGCACGTTCCTCACGGACGATTTGCTCGGCTTGGGGGAGGTCGGCCAGTTCGGTGGCTTCGACTCGATTGTGGTATTTGATAATCATAACGGGTGGCTAGATTTCAGAGGTTGAATTGCTGCGCGTGGGAGAGCAAGCAAAAAGCATCAGCAGTTTTGAGGGTAATCTTTTCGACCAAAGGAAAGCGACGCTGGGCTTCCCGCTTCAGGGTGTTCTTCCAATCGGTCGTGGTACGCTTTCCCTTCGTGCCGACGCCCATGGTCTTCTGCCACTCCTGCGGGGTCACCAGCACCACCTTGAATCCGCGCCCCTGCCACAGGCCGACGATCCAGCCGTAAGAGTAGCCGAGTTTGAACGAAGCCGACGCCGGGATAGGGCCGACGAAGGCCGGCACCTTCTCGATGACCACCGTCGTGTTCACGGGCGGACACAGGTCGACCAGGCCGTCGTTGTCGCCCATGATTATCAAACCTTCTCCGTACTGAAGCACCCAGCCGCCGTTGGCACCCGGGTCGATGCAGAGGTAGGGCTTCACTTGATCAGTTCCCGGTAGATGTTGCCCACTCGCTCCGCAGCCTCGGCCTTCGCCTTCGGTGCCGTGACGAGGGAATGGCCCACGGCCTTCGCGCCGCTGAAGCCCATGCTGTACGCAAGGTACACCTGCTCGGGCGACGGGTCGACGATGCCGTCCCCGACGAGACGCTCCTTGCACCAGCTCACATAGGCCACGGCGATGGCCCTCTGGTTGTCAGGCACCCGCCACTCCTTGCGCGGCACCTTCGGCAAGCCCTGCTTCTCCCGCCATTGGTTCGCCGTCACCCAGGCCGGCACATGGACCTGCCATGCCCCCACGGCTTTGCCCCCGTCCCCGACGGCGGCGTAGTTCATCCCGCTCTCGACCGCGCCGATGGCGTTCGTAAGGATCACGACGTGGGCATTCTCTCGGGCCTCCGGCGTCATGGCGGCGAGCGTGGCCGCAAGGGTCATAAGCGTATTCGTCATAGCCCCCCTAGGGGTACCGCCTGAAAAAACAATAGCAATGAAATATTTATACCCCAGGGGGGGGAAATCCTTCCGAAAAATAAAAGGGGCGCAAATATTTTAGGGGGTCGACGTTTTCGACGGCGTTAATACGGGCTGCCCTTCGGCCTGGTTATTAACCCCAAATCAGCCCCGCTTTAATTGGCCAATATCTTGTTAAAGCAAATCGACGGGTGATCGGCGACGTGTCGACGGGCGGAGATTAGGTCGACATATTCTCCGCAAATTTGCGGGGAAAAGTTTACAAAAAATCCTAGGGCGCGGCCGTTTGTAGAAAAATTTTACCAGACGGGCGAAAAAAAGCTCGTCCCCCCCCGGGGGGTCAGTATGAGTCGGACCTGGTGACCCCCTAGCTTTTTGAAAATTTGAATCCTGTAATCATGAGTAAAGTTATCATGATTAGGGCAATCATGGGTCTCCGACCTTGGATTAAGCAAGGGCATAATTTCAGAGCTGGGGGCCGGATTTTTGCCCCATGTCGGCCGTAGACGATCCGCCGCGCTTAATGTCGGCGGGGCAGGGCGGCCGCCGAAGCAAAGGCCCAGGCGTAAGGGAACGGCGGCCCATGGGCGGCTTAAAAGATCAGCGGCAAGCCAGGGCAAGACGTGCTTAAATTCCGGAATATTGCCCTTAGTGGAACTAGGGAAAAGAAAAGCCCCGCGCTTAGCGGGGCCGATTAGGTCGTGACGTTTGCCGATCCTATGCAACGGGCGGCGGGGGCGGCGGAATTGTTTTCAAACCTTCCGCCCTGTCTAGTAACTGGGCAAGACGGGATAAGGTTTCATTATCCAAGCGGCGGAACAAACGCCGCACAAGCCAACCCGTTTCACCTGGATCGGTATTTCCAATTAGTTCAGTTCGGCAATCCCTTGCCAGGTCGTGCAAGTTCGCCGGAATTCCTTTTGAAACGTACAGGTCGGCGGCAATCAATTTCCGCGCTAACTTTGCTAGGCGGGGTTTATGAGCTGTCCATGGGATCAGGTCGGCGTTTATCCCGTTAGGGGTAAACTCTAACAAACGGGAAAACGGAAGTCGGTTCATGTAACCCGAGACCGTACGCCGCTTTCCGCCGCTGTAGATCTGAACCGAAGCGGGGCAGGTATGCCCTGCGTAACCCGTACAAACGGCCGACCTAGTTACGCCGTCACGGCAAACGACCTTTAAGCGGCGGCCTGGGAAAAAAATGAAACCGTAGGGGTTACTCATTCCCACTTTCCTCCGTTACTTGGATGTCCACGGTTTCCATTTCACCGCCGTCAGGATCGGAAGCGGCAAGTTTTACCGCTTCGTCTTCATTCCGCGCTTCAACTTGGATTGTCGAAAGGTAACGGATATAGACGGTATAGGTTTTGACCGGATTTTCCGTTGTTTTGAAACGGCGTTCCGCTTCGGCGGCTTCGATCTCCGCCGCTTCGGCAAGCACGGCGGCTTCGGCCGCTTCATCCGCAAGTGCGGCGGCACGTTCCCGCGCTTCACGGGCTAAATATGCCGCACGGGCGGAGGCGTTTTTCAGTTCGTCTTTATTCATATAATTAAACGGCGGAGGG